GAGAACGCTGTCAAGATTTAACTACAGCTCGTTTGCGTTCAAAAGAATTTGCTAAAAGTTTAAATGAAATTAAAGAACTTAGTGTTAGTGATTGGCAACCTATGCTTCATTTACAACAGTCAGAAACTATTAAAGTAATTGTGCCAATTAATTAATCACCTAAATTATTAATGAATGATCTTAACTTAGTTGAATCAGCTTCAGCACGTATCTTACCTGCCGGAGCACCTTCATCCGGAGTCTCGCTAGGAGTGTTAGTACGCTTCAATGCATTTACAATTGATGAGCTACCACTAGACACTGTTGTCTGTTCTTGATCATCTTCACCTAAGTCTGTAATTCTTAAAGTGTCTACATCAAATGCCAAATCAATCTTTTGTCCTACGCCTGAACTACTTCTAGTTTTCATAAGCTGTATCTGATAACGCCCACGCTCACGCATAGCTCTGCTTGTAAAGATACCAATCAAGTTGTCTGCTGTATTGATCTTAGATATACCGCCCGAGATGTGCGAGTGATCAAACTCAATCTCTTCTACCGAACTTCTGTTTAGCTGTGATGCTGTAACAAAAATGCAGTTAAGTTCCATTGCTAAGTTACGTAGTTCTTCTGATACATACTTGTCTTTAACAAACAAGTTTTCTGCTGATATTTTTTGTCCAATTGGATGCATCAAATCTAAATAGTCAATTAACAGTACGTCTACTTTGCGTCCTGTTTTAATTTCATATTCTTTCAAGTATGCTCTAATATCGTTTGCGTTCTTACCTGTAGGCATATATTTGACTTGGAATGCACCAGCCTTCTTGCCAATCATTTTAACTTTCATTTCAACATCGTCAATGCTCTTAAACACATCACGACTTGGAATATCTGTAGTCATACTATCAAGACGCATACTAACTAAATTTTCACTAAGCTCAAATGTTAAGTACATTACATTCATGCCAGCTTCGCACCAGTTTACACCCATGTTCGCCATAAACAAACTCTTACCAGACCCTGACCCGCCTGCAAATATGTTTAGCTCGCCTCTGTTAAATCCGCCAAACAGTTTCTTATCTAGTGTAGGCCAACCAGTACTTACTTGTCCATTTTTATCTTTGATTGCTTCTAGTCTTGCTCTCGGATCAGCAAAGTAATCTGTACCTAAGTCTTTTTGCAATCCAATTTGCACAGCCTGTTTGACTAGATCTTCACATGCGCCGTACTCGCCCTTTTCAAGCAAATCGGCACTGTCTAAAATAGCTTTCTCCAATGCTTTGTGTTTACTAAATGTTTCAAAGTCTTGCAACAACCAATCATAATGATTTTCTTGTAAATCACCTGGATGCTTTAGGTTACTATCTGTTGCCGCATTAATCATATCAAATGTTGGAATAGCGTTATGTTCTTCAACATATTGTTTTAAAAACTTTGCAGACTCAACTAAACGCCTGTCAAAAGTCATAGGATCAAATACGCCTTGACAGCGTACAAAACTTTCAGCATCTGTCATAAACATTTCTAGATATACTTTTTGTATATCATATCCGTAGTCAGTGTTTTGTCTAGTCATTTTCTGCCTTTGTGCATACTTTTGTTTTATACATTATAGCAAACTCTTGAGCATCTGTCAAGTCATTTACCATCGGTTTTCCTTTAATATTGAGCGAAGTATTTAGTAGCATAGGACAGCCAGTTTCTTCATACCATCGTTCTAACAGTCTTCTAAGTCCGCTACCATCTGGCCCAACAGTTTGGACTCTGCTTGTACCGTCCACGTGGGTGATGGCAGGATACAGGTCTGGATGTTTGCATCGGGCGGTAAACTGCATATATTGATTGGCATGTCCTTCAAAGTTTTCGTGATAGTGTTCTGCAAGCACTGCTGGTGCAAATGGCCTAAACTGTTGTCGCTTTTTAATATCGTTAACTTTATGTTTGATATCTCTTCCTCGGGGATCAGCAAGTAAGCTACGGTTACCAAAAGCCCTAGGGCCAAACTCCGCCCTGCCATTCGCAACGCCCACGATTCCCGTTTTCTTAAGTTCGCTGATTGCTTCTTCAACTGGATAATCTCCTTCTATGTTATAGCCGGTATATGCATGATCCATTTCCATGTGTTCTTTTTTATGTGCAAGAACACACCCTATTGCTGATCCAGCATCACCCGGATTAGGCATGATCCATACGTTCTTAAAATACTTATAGGCTAGATGGTTAGCACTACAATTTAATGCACACCCTCCCATAAGAACTAAGTTATCACTGTCTCCGTTTTCTCTGGCCCATTGTAAAATTTGTTCTAGGGTAAATTCATATGCCTTTTGGGTAGCGGCCGCTATGTCAAACATATCCTGTTCTGTAGTAAGTTCAGGCTTCCACCACTTGCACCCTCGATGTAAATTGTCTTTGTATCTAATGTCAGCACCATCAACGTAGTCAAACATTTGATATATGTCGTTCCAATATTTACGGGGGTTACCGTATGCGGCCATACCCATTAAAATATATTCATCTTCGTTTGGTTTCAAACCTACTCTTTGCGTGAGTGCGGAATACCATAGCCCAACGGAGTGCGGGTATCCTTTTGAATAGATTTTTTTGAGCTTGGTTCCTCTTCCTCTCCAAACAGTGAGTGTTTCAAATTCTCCAATACTGTCAATACAAACAACAGTGGCTTCTCTAAAAGGACTAGTATAATAACCGGCAGAAGCATGGGAATGATGATGACTAGTATACTTAATAGGAGCATGTATCCCATAAGATCGAAGATACTTACGAATATTATTTTCATCAAATCGTATTCCTTGTCCTGCTCTAAATTGTCTAAGAGTTTTGACAAGGGGTCTTTCGTACCAAATAATTTCATCAGGTTGCCCCCATTTCTTTGCATAATCAATTAGCTCTTTATTTAAGTTAGGATCGTTTTTTATTCCACTAAAACGTTCACTATGACTAGCAAACTCTAATCCGTCTTTTGAAAATACAGCTAGAGCCGCGTCGTGACTGTTAGCACTTATACCCCAAGTTATCATGTATTATATTTTTTCCAAAGTGAGTGAAGTATATAAAACCATACTCCGTTTATTGCAGGCTCAACTAGTGCCACTAGTCCAGCTTCAAAAAGACTTGCACCTGTCATCCAATATACAACATTAATAGCAATAATAATATGCCCTAATGTATATAATAATGCTAAAGTGGCGCTATTTCCTTTTAATAAATTTTTAAGAACTACAAAAATTCCTGTTTCAAATTCTGTTTTCATAGTTATTCCTTTCTTATTTGTATATAAAAGGATCTTGCTTTTTTAATTCTTCTAATCTTTTCTTTAAAGCACGATGTTCTTTATATCGTTGGTATGGTGTTGTTATCCAATTCCATATCTTTTTTATGTAAACCATTTTTTTGCTCTCAGTCTTATTTTAATTGTACTTTCTTCTGCTGTGTTTGCAATGCTATACAGAGTATACAATCTACCATACTTATCAACAGCGTCACCAACATCATTTATATCGTTGTCCCAATCAGGCATTGCTACTGACCATCCTAGTTCTATAGCACGTTCAACTAATTTAGAACCTGCTTTATCTCTATCCGGAACAACAATAATTTGTTTTTGTAATTTATTTAACAGCATTGCTTGTTGATCGCTTATTTCTGATCCTCCTAAAGCACAGCCGTCTATGTGTATAGCATCTATTTGTCCTTCTACAACAATAGCAAATACTTTGTTATAACTTTGCTCGTCAAGACCGTACACAAAGCCTGGTTGTACTTCAGTTAAGTATTTTGGCTTCTTGTCTGGGATTACACTGCGACCAGTCCAGCCTACTATTTGTTTTTCATAATAGAACGGAATAATAAGTCTGTCACGGTAACCTAAACTAGGTGACCAATAGTAGTCTGTGTCATCTACGTTCAGTCCACGTGATGCCATATACTCAAGTACAGCCATACTATATTTGTCAAAGTTTGTTATGTCAGTAATCTTAATAGCATCGTCTGGCAACGGAACAGTATTAAATGAAGGCAGTTCAGCAATACGTGTTTGTGCGTCGACACCTTCATTTTCTCTCATCACAGCAAAAGCCACCTTATTGACTACGTCATCAGGAGCTCCTACCCATTGTAGAAGTTTACGCAATTTGTGCGAGAAAGGCCTGCCCGGTTGCCAGCTTGCTTTGAAGCCACAGTTAAAGCAGTGATAACTTACACCGCCATCTGGATTACTTATAAGTCCACCTCGGCCTCGAGTGTCAGCCGCGTGTCCGTTATGATGACAACACGGTGCATTGAAACTAAGCCAGCCGCTAGGCGTTTGTTTACGCTTAGCCGGCAAGTATGTCAGAACTGTTTCGTTTACTACACTCATAGTATTATTATACTATAAAGTTACAGTGTTGTCAATCAATTTCTTAGTAATATTTTAGTTATTTTGTCAGATGGATCGGACGTAGCAACGACTCGTATATAACTGTACACTCCATTAAAATTAACACTAACCGGCATAGTTTCAGATCCAGTAAATGATAAAGTTGATATAGTTACCCAATTAGTTTGATTAGTAACTTGATTTTCAAGTGTTGTTTGTATACTAACATCGCCTTCGTAACTACTTGAATATACTGCAACAGTGTGTAGTGCTTCGTTTCCATTAATACCTGGTTGAGCATTTTTGTATCCAAGTGTCCAAGTAGTATCATCAATCTGTTGTATTGGACCATTTATCTCAAGTGTTGATGCAGGTCCGGGAAATGCTTCAGAGCTTAGATAGATAGTTCCATTCATTCCATAATGAGTATCAGTATATGTAATTACAGCGTTACTATCTTCGTCAACCAAATGTAATGTATATTTTAAATACTGTTGTTTTAAATTTAATGTATCATTTTGTAGAACTGTAACTTTAGCTAATCCTTTATTAATAAAAGTTGAACTATCTTCAGTTTGTAAACTAACACCGTCACGTTCAATAACCAGTCTATTGTTTTCGTCAAACGCCATAAACTTTATAGTATAATCTCTAAGGTCAATTGGTTTTTGATCTGCATTTATTATTTTAAACTCTAAGACATTATCTATGCCTTTATATACTTGTATATGTTTTTGATACACTGGTCTATACTCCGTAATGATGCCTGCTTCATTAGCTACAACTACTGATCTGTTTGAGACTAAATATCTAGGTACTAATTGCATATTATTATTTATCGGAAAAGAATGCTAACAAAAGACATACAAGAAAACTTCCCCTTTATAAGTGTGGTAACATACGGCGGAAACGAATACGTAGGTATAATCGCGAATCAAGATCAATATGTGACTACTATGTATGTCTTTACTGATTTAAGATCTGATTATGAAAAACAACAGTTCCTTGAAGTAGGCGAAATATGGTGGTGGGAATCAAATAGAATGATACCTATTAATATATTTTTAAGACAAGAAATGGAATATTTTAAATATAGTCTTATGACTATGAATTCAAAAGATGTAAAAGTTAGCATTGGGCCTTGTGTTAATTTAAATGATTTACAAGTAAAAAGAGTAAAACGTAAAAACGTACAACTTGTAAAAAATCCTAAAAATTAATTACTTGTAACGTTTCGAATACAAGTTTTTACGATATCGTCTATCGTCATTAAACATACTATCAAATACAAAATTTCTTACTTTGCCAAGCATACTTGAATGGTCGCCTACTAATGTTTCCATTTCGTAGTCTTCTCTTTTAAAAGGTATTACTTGTACCAACGGCATTCCTCTTTTGAGATCAATTTCAGTTTTTAATGGTGCTGTAAAAAATGTATTAACATGAATTTCATGATATGTGTCAGTATCGATAATTCCTTGCATTGCTTCTAAGTGAGGACTAGTCTGATAATACGGACTTACTAGCATTACACTATAACCTGGTGGAGTTACAACAGACCACGGATTAAACAATTTAACACTACCTTTAAATGTATTTTCATTAAACGGGTATTGGTCAATCTGAACTTGTGCATGTGTTGTTAGTTCAAAATGCTCGTTAACTCCGGGAGGTACCATATATTGTACATTGTTTTCTACTCTCATTAATTTAAAATCTGACCACAATGGAATAATATATCCCATGCTAAGAATATCTAAAATAGCAGGACATTTTCTTATAGTGCTGGCTTGTCCTTGAACTCCACTAAACATGTTATCATCATCGACTAGAGGCTTTTGATTTCTAAACCATTCAGGCCAAAATTTTGAAGCAGGAACAGGCGGCAATGACTTTTCTAATTCCTCTATTTCAGTAAAAAATTTAATCTTTGTTGTCATTTAAATCCTCGCATATTAAGTTCATATGTACTACACACGCCATTGCATACGAAACAGCGTGTGCTTTTTTGAAGTAGTATTCACCGTTTGTCGGTTTGGTCCACACTTCTTTCATTATCGTTTGCCATGTTTCGTTTGCTAGATGTCTCTTGGCTGGACGAATTATTGCTAGTGTTGCGGCTAATTGATCTACCGATGTAGGTTTCAATTGTTTCAACAGACCGTCGTGCCCGTTTAGATGAAAGACTTTTTCGACGAAGTCCTTGTGCTCCAGTAGTTCCCATATTGGTTCCTTTTCCATAAGTTCTTGTAAATGTGCCTCGTCTTTTACATCTTTGTATATAGACACATTTAAAAAATCTAGTTTAAAGTAACCTCGTTCTTCTGCTGTCTTGTGTTCGATTGTAGATAAGTTATCCATAGGATTATGCGGAATCTCTGTTGCATAAACTCCTGTGTTATGCTTTTTGCCTGTATCTAATTTTGCCACACGATGTTGTATCTTGTTTAAGATAATATCTCTATCAGCAAAGTCTATGTCAATATCAGGCATTCTTCTTTTCCATCCAACGTTGTACTACAGGCATTAATTGTGCATGTGTATCGTCAAACCATTTAGTTACATGATAGTCAACTCTATATGGTCTTTCTGTTTTTACAGTTCGCATGTCTAACCAAACAATATAATCAGGTTGTAAGTATTCAACTGCGGCGTTTGTATTACAACGCTTATCTATTACAACTGTATTGCCTAAACTAACAATACCGTCTACAAATCCACGTAGTTCATTTTTTGAGTAACTGTCTTTATTTACATAGACTGCATTAATTAATTCTGCAAATGGTTTAGCTAACGTTGTCTTACCTGAACCTTCAGGCCCACATATTAGTATTTTCATAAACTACTCTCCTTTGCAACATCTTTTACTAGTTGTACATCATTAGGTAAACGTTTAAAACGCATTGCCCAATGTTCAGGATTAATAACGTGATATACCATTTCTAGTTGTTCGTTATTAAATTTTCCTAACATGTCTTTGCCACTTTTACAATTTAGTAGTAACCAAGGAGATATCTTTCCGTCTCTAATATGCCACACTGCTCTGTTTAAACTAATATAATTGAAATAGTGATTCCAAGCCGCCGGTTCATTTTCCTCTGCCCAATCCATCATAGTTTTTACTGAACGTTCTAATGCAGTTGTGACATCTTCTTTTAGAATAAACTCTAAAACATATTTTTCATATAGACTGTCACGAGCCCAATGATCTAATTTAACTCCGCTAGTAACTACGTAATCAATATATTTTTCAGGATATAAAGGACGTACATTGCTAATAAAACTGCCAAATTTAACAAAAGCATTATAATAGGGTGACCCGACAAAATCTTCATACGTTTTTTCTTTTTTATTTCCTGCCGAAAGTTTGTAGAATCTTTGAAACGCATATAGTCCGTGTCTAACTCTTTTTTCATCTTTTTGTAACCATCGTCTTTTCTTTTCGCACATATGAGCCGCAAGGGTTTTCTCTTTCATAAAACCTGCACCACAATACTCACACTTGTAAGGCTTATCAGAGTTTGATATTGATTTCATGTTCTTCAGCCAATTGTTTGAGTTCTTTTTTTGTAGATATTCTAGCAAGTAACTCTACCTCATCTTGTTTCATATTAGGGTATATTTGTTCAAGCAGTTTTACACCTTTGCTGTTATCTGCTGACTTTTTCTTAAAGCCTATGTACTGATGAAATTCAATTTTCCCAGTTGCACCACTCATACAAAGTAATTGCCACATAAGCTCTTGATGGCCGTTTTCTTTGCCTACTCCAATTGTATTAAAGTGTTTATTGTAATACTCGTTTGTCTTTTGTATTGCTAGTTCTTGTTTTGTTTGATTACCACTTACACTACTAACATATCTATTAAGCAACCAAAACCCTACACTTTTCTTTTCTTCTGCTGTGAACTCTTTCCAAGCACCTTTGTAGTTCATATCTACACAGCCAAGTATTTGTTTTAGGTTAAGTTTTTCAGATGCCATTCTTCTATGTCCTCGGGTGAATTTATTTCTACTCCATTATAGTATACACTCAAACAACCTATTTGCCAACCGTTTTTTAACCAACGCAACTGTTCAAGTTTTTCAACTTCTTCTTCCTGTTCAACAGGCAAATTAGTATACATTTCTAACGGGTTACGTCTATAACCGTATACGCCCAAATGCCAGTCTCCGTATCCTGTCATGCCTCTACCAAACCATAGAGCTTGATCACCTGAACGTACCATCTTAACTGAGTTAGGGTCGTTCTGCTTATCTTCTTGCATTTGAGTAAACACTGTAGTAACAGAATAGTTTTTTAAGTGCCACTCTGCCTTTTCAATCATTTCTAATGTTACATCAGGCATGTCTCCTTGTACATTTATAAACTGATCGTATTCGTCAAACAAACTGCTTTTAATTGCACCGGCACATCTTTCAGTACCATTTGCATAATCTGTCGAATCTATATAAACTTTGCCGCC